TCATATGGCTTCAAAAGATTTACACCCTGAATATTTTGGCAAATACGATAGATTAACTAGAAGGAGTATGACTCCTTTTGGTTTTGCGAAAGCGTTTTATGAAGCAAACCCTTAAACACAAAAAGAATCAATTGTCTTTTTCTACTTCAAAAGAAATGAAGTGGTTAAGAACCCCTAAAGATATTTGGGAACAGCTTTCATCAGAATTTAAATTTACAATAGATGTATGTGCTACAAAGAAAAATGCTTTATTACCTAGATATTATACAAAAGAAGTTGATGGTTTAAAGCAAGATTGGACTGGAGAAACAGCTTACATACACCCTTTGTTTGATACTAATATTTGGCGTTGGGTAAAAAAAGCATACGAAACAAAAAACTTTACAGGAGTTTTATTATTACCTGCTTCAGTACACACAAAATATTTTCACGAATGGATTTACCATAATAAAAATTGTGAAATTAGATTTTTAAGAAAACCTTTAGGTGGTTTTCGTTTCGGACACGACGACGACTTTAGATTAACACACGCAAATAAAATGGGTTATTTAAGACCTTTAATGATAATTATATTTAGAAACAAATGAGTACATTACTTGTAGACGGCGACATTGTTGCCTATCAAATAGCGTTCAGAACTGAACAACCTATTAGATGGCAAGTCGAGAATGACGAAGATGGTTTATGGACATTACATTCTGACGAAAAAGATTGTCGTAATTTAATTGAAGAATATTTTACTTTATTAAAAAAAGATACCCAATGTGAAAATGTTATAGTTGCTTTTTCTGATAAAGAAAATTACAGAAAAAAATTATTTACAGATTATAAAGCTAATAGATCAACACAAAGAAAACCATTAACTTTAAATTATTGTAAAGAATATATTTCTCATCATTTTAAAACAATTATAAAACCTACTTTAGAAGCTGATGATGTTTTAGGTATTTTAGGTACTGGTAAAATAATAAAAGGTACAAAAATAATTGTTACAACAGATAAAGATTTAGACCAAATTGCAGGTCTTCATTATAACCCAGTTAAAAAAGAATTTTATAAAGTTTCTAAAAAAGAAGCAGATTTTAATTTTTATTTACAATGTTTAACAGGAGATCAAGTTGATAACTATAAAGGTTGTCCTTCGTATGGAGAAGTTAAAGCAACAAGAGTTTTACACGGAACTAAAAATGCTTGGAAAACTATTGTCGATTGTTATGAAGAACAAGGTTTAGATAAAAAATATGCTTTAATACAAGCACAAGTCGCAAGAATTTTAAGATCAACAGATTATAACTATAAAAGAAAGGAAGTGAAGTTATGGCAACCGCAGAAGAACTAGGTAAAAAAATGGTAAATTTAATTACCAATGATAGAGCAAAACAAAATGGAGATAAAGTTTTAACACATTCTAATATTGGAAGTTTATGGACAGCTTATCTTTCAAATCATTTTGGTAAAGAAATATTTATTAGACCCGATATGGTTGCTGATATGATGGAATTATTTAAAGTTGCACGTCGACAAAATGGTACTTTTAATACTGACGATTATGTGGACGCAGCAGGTTACGCAGTTATTGGTGCAGAAATTAGAAATAAAGTAAAACCTTTAGGAGATGATTAATGTCGGATAATCCTGATGGACGAAGATGGTGGCGTAAAAAAACTTGGATTAATTGTGATATATTAATTACAGATGAATTTTTTTGTAAAACTCCTGATTTAGATGAGGCAAGAAATTATCCTCCTTCTTCTAAAGCTACTTTTAAAGTTATTGGAGAATCTAATAAACGAACAACAATTGAAGAACTTGATTTAGAAATGGAGAAAAAATTAGATGAAGAAGTACTTAAAAAAGGTTTTGGAGTGGCTGAAGAAAAGCCCCCCGAAACATAAAATCGTTATTTGTTTTTGGGAAGATATTTTGTCTTCCTGTTCTTGGGAAAACCTAGATACAATAAAACAATCCCACCCCGCTATTTGTTGGAGTGTAGGTTATTTAGTTAGAAAAGATGAAGAAGTAACTATAATAACATCTGACCTTACTGTTGATGAAAAAAACGGAAAATTTGTCATTGAAGAAGGTGGTAACACTACAACAATTCCTACCAAAAACGTACTAAAATTGTACGAAATCCCCCTAAATTACAATTTCTAATCGTTAGGTTGCTCTCTTGGATATTATGAATATTGACAAGAGTTTAATCGACTATTTAGAAAAAAAATTCCCTGATCAATGCCCTGACATAAATGACGCTGAAAAAGTCGTTTGGTTTAAATCGGGTCAATCAAGTGTAGTTAAACATTTAAAAGTTTTACTCGAAGATAGTCAGAAAAACATTTTAGATAAAAAATTAATACAAGGAGATAAATAATATGTGTGGATTTTCAAGAAGACCAAGCCCTCCACCACCACCGCCGACTCCTGCCCCTCCCGCTACAATCATCAATCAAGGTAGTACAAAATTAAGAGAAACAGCACCTAAAGCACCTGTTTCGTCTACTTATAATGTAAATCAAGGGGTTGCAGCTAGAAGACGTGGTAAAAGAGCATTAAGGATTCCTTTAGATACGGCATTCTTATCTCAACAAACAGGGCTAGGCAACACACCATAAGGAAATAAATGGCAAAAGTATCAGTTAAGACAAGGTATAGCCAACTAGAAACTTTGCGTCAGCAATTTTTAGATCGTGCTAGAGATAGTGCGGAATTTACTATACCCTCATTAATACCAAGAGAAGGTTATAATAGAACAACAGAATACCACACACCATATCAAGGAATAGGTGCTAGAGGTACTAATAATTTGGCAAGTAAATTATTATTAGCTTTATTACCTCCTAACACTCCGTTTTTTAGATTATCAATTGATGAATTTACTTTAGCACAAGTTGGAACAAATGCTCTCAAAGGAGACGTAGAAAATGCAATGTCTTCTATTGAAAGAGTAGTTATGAATGAAATGGAAGTTAATAACTTCCGTACAGCTATGTATGAAGCGTTACGACATTTAATAGTCGGTGGAAATGTACTTTTATATATTACACCTGATTTGCAAATGAAAGTATATCATATGAATAGGTATGTAATTAAAAGAGATTTTATAGGAAACGTAATTGAAATTATAACTAAAGATACAGTAAGCCCTTCTTCAGCACCACCAATAGTAAAAGAAATGATGAAAGAAGAAGGCGATAAATCTAATTACGAAAACACTATTGATATATTTACTTACGTTCGAAGAAACGAGAGTAATGGTAAAGGGTGGATTGTCCACCAAGAGGTTTTCGATAAAGAAATACCAAATAGTCAAGGGACTTACCCTTCGGACAAGTCCCCCTTTATTCCTTTAAGATATACTTCAATTGATAACGAAGATTGGGGTAGAGGATTTATAGAAGAATATATTGGAGATTTAAGATCGCTTGAAGCATTATATAGATCAGTTGTCGAAGGTTCAGCAGCAGCAAGTAAGGTACTGTTTCTTGTAAAACCTAACGGCAGTACACGCCTTAAAACTTTATCTGAAAGTCCTAATGGTGCAATAAGAGAAGGTAATGCGGAAGATGTTAGTACATTACAAATGAATAAAGGTGCTGACTTTAATATAGCATTCCAAACAATGAGAATGATACAAGACAGATTACAATTTGCTTTTATGCTTAATACATCTGTTCAAAGAGACGCTGAAAGAGTTACAGCTAGAGAAATAGAATATGTATCAAAAGAATTAGATGATAGTTTAGGCGGTTTGTATTCTTTATTATCGCAAGAATTACAATTACCACTTATTAATAGATTAATGTTTCAAATGGAACGAACTAAAAGATTACCTAAACTTCCAAAAGATCAAGTCAAACCAAAAATAGTTACAGGATTAGAAGCATTAGGTAGAAGTACAGATTTACAAAGATTAAATACTTTTGCACAACAAATAGCACCTTTTGGCGAGGCAGCTTTAGGTGCATTAAATATTGGCGAATATATATCAAGAGTAGGTGCTTCACTTGGAGTTGATATGAAAGGTTTAATTAAATCACAAGAGCAGTTGGCACAAGAACAACAAGAGGCACAACAACAAGCGTTACAAGAACAAGTCGCACCGACAGTAGCAAAAGAAGGTATGGGTATGGTAAGAGACTCGGCTAAAAAAGCCCAAGAACAGGAAGCTAAACAACAAGAACAAGAAATGGAGAGATAATAATGGTCGAAAAAGTAGACGTACCCGTTGATGAAACACCTAAAGAAAATCAAGAGTACATAGATAAAATGGTCGAGAAAGCGGATCAAAATAATCCCGCAGCTCAACCACAATCAGAAGAAGAAAATAAAACGTATGAGAATGAAAGTAAAATACTTGGTAAATTTAATACGCAAGATGAATTAATTAAATCTTACCAAGAATTAGAAAAGAAACTTGGTTCTCAAACTAAAACAGAAGAAAAAGTACCTCTTAAAGCAGAAGAAAAACCTGAAGGTTTAAAAGGTATTGATTTTAATTCTATTTCAAATGAATTTGAAGAAAATGGTAAATTAAGTGATGACACTTATAAAAATCTTGAAAATGCAGGATTACCAAAATCTTATGTAGATAATTACATTGAAGGACTTAAAGCGTCTTCAGAAAAATTTGAAAATCAAGCATACGATTTAACAGGTGGTAAAGATAATTACTCAAAAATGATTGGTTGGGTAAAAGATAATTTAACACCTGACGAAGTTAA